CAACAACAAGGTGCAGTCCTGGCCGCTGCAGTTCGTGGGTAGTCGGGACGAGATGCTGGAGATCATCGACTTCCTCGATGAACACGCCGGCTATCAGTCCTTCCTGTGGACGCCACCGCTCGGTGAGCAGGGCTACTACGAAGTCACGCAGTACTCTCCGACGCCCGTTGGTGGCCCGGTCTACACGGTCAACGCAACCTTCCAACAGGTCTTCAAACCGTAATGGCATACCAAGTCATCAATACCGGCACCGAGCCCAATGACGGTACCGGCGACACCGCTCGCGCCTCGTTCACCAAGATCAACCAGAACTTCGCGCAAGTGGAGCTGGATATCGCCGGAGTGGGGGCGGCCGCGTCAGCGGCCCAGCAGACTGCTGACGACGCCATCGCGCAACTTGACGGAGCGGTGGCCGGCCACCTTGCCGACACGAGCAACCCCCACGGCGTGACCAAGTCGCAGGTCGGCCTGGGCAACGTGGACAACGTGAGCGCGGCGGACCTACGCGACCGCTCGACCCACACCGGCACGCAGGCGGCTTCGACGATTACCGGACTGGCGGCGGTGGCGACCAGCGGGTCTTACAACGACCTGGATGACACGCCGACGGTTCAGTCGAGCCCGACCGATACGACGGCCGGCGCGTTGATGACCGTGGGTGCCTTTGGCCTGGGCGCTCCGTTGCACATCAACTCGGGTGATGTGGATTCTCTGGACGACCTGCAAACGCCGGGGCTGTACAGCTTGGCGAGCAGCCTGTCGGGCAACCCGGCGTTAGCCAATGCTGCGGCCCTGGTGCTCCAGGGGACGCTAGGGTCTGCGCAGATCGTAGCCCGAGCCAGCAATACGACGGTGAACAAACTCTACTTCCGTAGCCGCGGGAACGCTAACGGCTGGCAGGATTTTGTGGAGCTGTGGCACACCGGGAACCTCTTGGGCCTCATATACCAGGGCGACCTTGGCGCGAGCCAGGATCTCGATACATATCGATCGCCCGGCATGTGGCGGCAAGGATCGTCTACCGATGCCGGGAGTGGTAGCAACTATCCGATTGCTGAAGCCGGCTGGCTGTATGTGGCTGCCGACGGCCCGACGCCGACGAGCGGCATCGTTCAGGAGTATCACTCGACCAATAGCAACCGCCGGTTTAGCCGGACTTACGCCAGTAGCGCCTGGAGCAACTGGAAGGAACTGCTCCGCGTAGAGGATGCGGTGTTGACGTGGCTCGCCATGCCGGTCGGAGTCGCATTCCCGCTATGGGATCACCTTGATAGCACGCTTATCCCGCCCGCGAATGACCCTCGTTTTCGCTACATCAAGCTGACCGCGGGCGACTCCTACAACAGCGGGGTGCTGACAAGCGAGACCGTTACGGGTTCAGCTCCGCTCATCACGGCTCAGGCGACGGTCAGCCTCGCTGGAAGCCCTATCAACGGCGCTGTCGTCGCGCTGATCAACACCGAGCGCACCATGCTGCGGCCGAAGGCGGCCAGCACTGGAGCTATTCAGGACGATGCAATCCAGAACATCACGGGTACCGTGTCGGGCGTCGCGGATCGGCGCTTTTTCTCAGCGGCCACCGGGCCATTCGGCCTGACGGGCAGCAACGTTTTCGCGCCTCAAGCAGGGTCATCGGGCAATCAAGGCCCGCGGGATCTGGACTTCGACGCCTCCCGTGCCGTTCGTACTGCGGACGAAACCCGAGGGCGCACTCGTGAAGCAACCTACTACATGAGGATTCTGTGATGCCTTACGCAGCCGATGGCCAGATCAGCACGGACCCCATCGAGGGCGGCATCGAGATCACCGAGCAGCAGTACCAAGATGCTCTTGCCGGCATGCAGAGCGGCAAGCGTGTCGTCATCGAGGGAGGCGCCATGGTGATCAAGGACCCGGAGCCGCCCGCACCGCCGGAGCCACCCACGGTGCCCGAGCTGAAGGCGGCCAAACTCTCCGAGTTGACGGGCGACTGCCTTGCCGCAATCGACGGCGGATTCGAGTTCGAAGGCCATACCTACGACTCGGACCTCATCGGCCGGATGAACATCATCGGCACGGCCACTGGTGTACAGGCGGGGATCGAGCTTCCTGCAGAATTCACCTGGCGCACGGCGGACAACGTGAACGTCCCAATCGACGGCGCCGGGGTCATCGCCCTGGGCGCCGCTCTGCTGGAGCACGTCAACACCCAGTACGCCCGATCCTGGGCGCTGAAGGCGATGGTGCAGGCCATTCCCGACGACGCGGCGGATGCTGCCGACCAGATCGCCGCCATCACTTGGGAAAGCCAGCCCGTATAGGCTTTGGCACCCTACCGCGCCCATGCTCGCGTCCTGCGGGCATTTTTTTATCCGGGACCTCACCCATGAGCATCACCTCCGACGTCCAGAAACTGGAGCCGGGCGCCTTGGTGCGCCTGTTTGAACTGGACATGACCGCCATCGGCGGCGATATCCTGCGCTTTCACGGCCACACGCAGTCCGGGCCGATATTCTGGCAGGGCAAGGAGTACAGCCCGTGGGCCATCGAGGCACGGGACTTCGAGCGCACGGGCGACGCTCAGCAGCCGTCGCCGACGCTTTCCGTGGGAAACATCGGCCAGGACGAAAACGGCAATCCCGTTCCGGGCGTGGTGTCGTCGCTCTGCCTGGCATTGAATGACCTGGTGGGGGCGACCCTGACCGTGCGGGAGACCCTGGGCCAATATCTGGACGCCGAGAACTTCCCGGACGGCAATCCCGGCGCGGATCCCGCCCAGGAGCTACCGCTGGAAGTCTGGCTCATCGAGCAGAAGACCAGCGAGACGCCGGAGATCGTGGAATTCGAGCTGTCCAATAGCCTGAGCTTCGACGGCCGCCAGCTTCCCGGCCGCCAGATCACGGCCAGCATCTGCTCCTGGCTGTGGATTGGCGGCTACCGGGGCCCCTACTGCGGCTACACGGGCAACAAATACTTCGACGCCCAGGACAACCCCGTCACCGATCCGGCGCTGGACAAATGCGCCGGCCGGTTGGGCTCCTGCAAGCTGCGGTTCGGCGAGAACAAGCAGCTGAACTTCGGCGGGTTCCCCGCCGCGGACCGGTTGAGGTAGAGCATGCGCAAGAAGACACTGGCCGCGATCCGAGCCCACGCAATCGCCGAGTACCCCCGTGAGGCGTGTGGTCTGGTGGTGCTGACCAAGACTCGGGCGGAGCGATACATCCCGTGCCGCAATACCGCGCCCGGGACGGACCATTTCAGCCTGGCTGCCGAGGATTATGCCGCTGCGGAGGACGAGGGTAGGGTGGTGGCGCTGGTGCATTCGCACCCCGACGCGCCGGCCCGGCCCAGCGCGGCCGATCTGGTGGCTTGTGAGGCCTCAGGCGTGCCGTGGGTCATCGTGGAGGTGCGCAAGGGCGACGACGGCACGGTAGCGACCGGCGAGATCCACTCGTTCGCGCCAGCCGGCTATCAGGCGCCGTTGGTGGGCCGGCCCTTTGCGCACGGCGTGCTGGATTGCTACAGCATCGTGCGGGACTGGTACGCGCGGGAGCGCGGCATCGAACTGCCGGATTTCCCACGGGAAGACGGCTGGTGGGAGGGTGAGCAGGAGCTGTACCTCGATCACTTCGCCGAGGCCGGTTTCCGGCCGCTGACGGAATCGGAACAGCTGCAGCCCGGCGACGTCATCCTCATGCAGGTCCAGAGCAAGCGCACCAACCACGCGGGCGTCTACCTGGGTGCGGAGCCGTTGAAGGAACACCCCGACCTGCATCCGATGAAGGACGCCATGCTGCACCACCTGCACGGGAGGCTGTCGGAGCGTGCCGTCTATGGCGGGTATTGGCGGGATACGACGCGCATGGTGCTGCGGTATATTGGCCTCCCGCAATAAGGGAGGCAGGTATGAGATATATGGCAGCCGCGGGCATCGCCCTGGCCTTGGCTGGATGCGCATCGGTAGGTGATCTACGATCCAAAGCCCCGGTGTTTGTAGGCGAGAGCACTCGCGCGCCGGAACAATATGCCGGTTGCGTAGTCGAGGCATGGAGAAGTCTAGATATCAGC